TGTTATAAAATTTTTAAAAGAAGGATACATGGTATTTAAAAATGTATCGGGAACAGGACCAATTGATTTAGTTTTAGTGCATCAAGAGACAGGTGAAGTAAGAAAAATAGACGTAAAAACAACATCATACCGTAAATCATGGAAACCCGGTACAAGAATATGTCGACAACGGACACCAGAACAGGTAAAATTAAAGGTTGAGTACGAATTTGTAGATAAGGACGACGATGTTTAAAGAGTTATGCGCAACATTGTTTGTGTTGTGCAATCCATTAATAAATGGATTTGATTTTAATTACAGCATAAACCCAAGAGACGATTTTGTTAAAGGTATAGCAGAGTGTACAGTGGTAAATAATGCTTTTGTTCCCCCTAATGAAAGGGTGGTTGTTGCTATAAGTGTAGCACAAGCCATACTTGAATCTGATTGGGGTCGTTCTAGATTTGCAAAAGAAGCAAATAATTTTTATGGTATGATACAAACAGATAAAACAGAGCCACACATAAAATCATTAAACAGTGATATAATGTTAAAAGTATATGGTAATAAGTGTGAGAGTGTTTCTGATTATATTGAATTACTTAATACATCAAGCGCGTTTGAAGAATATAGGGACCTTCGTATGAAACAAATGTTAGATAATAATGTAAATGTATTTGATTTAATTCAAACATTAGAAAATTATGCCATAGATCCAGAGTATACAAAAAAATTATTGGCTGTGACACTTGGTTTGTTTGAAAGATATCCTCAAATATTTAGATCAAAGGAAATTTGGGAACATTATAAAAATAATAAAAAAACGTGAATGGTTGTTTAGCTTTATTTGTTGCATTTAGTATGCATATTGGATTAGAAAATGACTATAATAATGTGCATCCTCACGCACGTTGCACTGTAGACAACTATATAGGTGGTATTTATTATAATAGTGAAGAAACAACTAGCGTGTACCTTGGCAGAAAAAATAAAGTTTCTAGGTTTAATGTAGAATATGGCTTAGTTACTGGATATAGTGGCATGGACCCCGCGCCAATGATTAGAATAGAAAAAAATGGCTTTTTTGTGGCTCCTTCTTATGAAACAGATGGTAATGCAGGTGTAGTAGTAGGGATAGAACTTAAACTAAATCCTTGACAATTAGTCAAAATCCCATATATATGGGGTCGTATGAATAAACATACTACATATATAGGAGAAAGAAATGACCGACATTAAAAAGTATAAATCTGTCGCAATCAGTATAGATACGTACAAACGAGCCAAGCCTATAGCAGAAAAAAACTATATGTCCATGGCTTCATTTATACGTTACTTAATTGATAAAGAAGAAGATAGACCTACATTAAAAAACGGAGAAGATAAACATGTCAGACAACAACGATAGAAGAATCAAATCAGCATTATACACAGCAGTTTTGAATAAACTAAACGGAGAATTGTCCGAACTTGAGGCTAAAGAAGTGCTTTTAACAAATGCACCGGCTTACATTACGAGTAAAGATTTTGATCACGCGGATCACATTGAAGAGTTAAAAAATATTATATTAGAAAAAGTACACGTCAGTGATGCTATTAAAGATATAAAAGCAATTTACTTTGCAGAACAGATCGCGAAAACAAATGACAAAGCAACTAATAGTTAGTGCAGTAAGAAAAGTAAAAGATAAAGTGATTGTGTCCTACACAGACGGGACTACAAAAGAATTTACCGTGGCTGAATGGGAATATTCGTACGGTCAAGGTCGTCGTTTGTGGGAACAACATGAAAAAGAATTTAAAAACCCGGAGAATTTTGATGGCTGAAGAACAAATAGCATTTGATATTTACCAACCGTTTGGACCAAGTGTGCTTAAAACTAAACTACCTCAAATTTATATAGATGCTTTAAACAAACAATCAGATGATATATTAAATGATGAGAAATTAAGTAAAGAAAGAGATTGGAGTCACAATCTTGCCGGTAATGTTAAAAAAGAAATAAGTATAAATCACATGGAAATAAAAGGTTTACCAGAATTCCTTGCGACCATAGCGCAGGAATACACGAAGCGTGTGTTACCTGAATATCTCCCCGAGGGTACAAAAATAGCGTTCCGTGTTTGGACAGTCAGTCAGTTTGCGGGTGATTTCAACCCGATTCATATACATGATTCTAATCTATCGGGTGTTTGTTTTCTCAAGATTCCTCCCAAATTCGATGAAGAATACAAAAAAGAGGATCATCATCCAACGGCTGGCTGTCTTGAGTTTATTGGTTCAATACCAAATCATTTTGCAAGACATAGTTTTTTAGTTAAACCGGAAGTAGGAGACTTTTATATTTTTCCTAGTTGGTTAACACATCAAGTTTATCCTTTTCGTAGTGAAGGAGAGAGACGTTCTATGGCATTTAATGTGCATTTCACTATGGAAAATCCAATGAAAGGTGTTGATGTCTGAAGAGACAAAATACGATAAACAAGCAAAAAATTTACGTTATAGATTTGATAAAGATGGCTTTAGACGCGCACGGTGGGAACAATTAGACCGTAAAGAAAAAGACTATTGGCGTGGTAGAGTACAACAATGGAGTCAAGATAGGAGAGAACATGCAAAAACGAGAGTTTAAAGACGCAATGAAAGAAATGTCAGTTCATGTCGCTAATCGTATTAAATATTATTCTGATGAAATTGTATTTAATTACAAAACACAAGAAGGAAAAGTTTTAGATGGTACCGATCTTAACGGCGCCAGAGCAGTCTTATACGTTATTTTAAATAAGTTATTAGAGGATTTTGAGCCAAAAGATAATAAATACGAGAAAATAGAGAAGGACCTTTGTGATTTTTTTGATATTTCCTATGACAGTCGAGAGTATGAGGAAGAAGAGCTAGGCTGAACAAGAGATACACTCCTCGTCCTCATCATAATTAGTTACAAATACCTCTCTTGGTGTTGCTTTGTATGTTACGGTAGGTTCTGTTGGTCCTTCCGGAAGTTCTTCTGCACATTCACACATTTTCTTTGATTCTAATTCTTCTATTCTGCCTTGTAAATACACAATAACATCCTTCAATTCCTCTACCGTCATATTTTCTCCTTATGGTTTGTTTTGGGGGTAAGCTTCTAGCTATACACCTAAACGCCACATGGGATCAAGTTATTTTTTAGATAATTTATCTCCAATCGCATAAATCATCAACGCGATAAATAACAATATAACAATAATAGCAACTAGTCCTGTAAGTATGAGAATATTCATTTCTTTTTCTTCTTCTTACGCTTTGTAAACAGTTTCATCCAGTCTAGTCTAGGCCCAAAGTATATGGCTTTGTATTTATTACCAAGGTAGTCGTAGTCCCAATACCACTGCCAAACGTATTTAGCCAAGTGCCGCCATCTGCGCACTCATCGCTTGTGCTCTGTTGGGGGTTTGTTTTGCCCACCGTGAGTCAAGCATTTCGCTCGCCGCCGTAGAATACTCAAGTGCTGATAATGCTTTCCACATGTTCTTGAACTTAGAGACACCTGTTTTACCAAGCTGAAATATCATTTCTATAATAATCTCCTCTGCCACCTCGTCCATATCCATACAGCCATTCTCCGACATTAAGTCTTTAGCGCCTTTGATTGCTGTTTCTAAGTCGTGTTCTAGTATGGTCATTAAAAATTTTTCTTCGTATTCCTTGTCATCTTCCCAAAAGTCTTCGACGCACAAATGCCCGACGCCCACTGTTCTCTTGCCTAGGGTATCTAGGTATACCTTGTTTCTGTAGCCCTCGTGTTTTTTTACGGAAGCTAGTAATCTATCCATGTCCATTTTGTTTCTCCTTATAATCTCCTTTGAGATAAGTTATTGTTCGCACCCACCCTGTTGGTATTGCGATGTGACGCCCACCTTCTTTGTCGCCGTCAAATTCTGAGTAGTCTGCCATTACGACAGTTCTTACATCATCTTTATACATAAGCCAACCAATTGAATGACAGGTAGCTAATCTTTCTTTTGCTATGTCCTCTATTGCATGCCAACCTGTCTGACCATCTTTGGCATCGAGCCACGTAACAAGGACCAATGGTTTATTCACCGAGAAACTTCCTTGCTTGGTTAATAACCTCTTTCAAGCTTAAATCTTTTTTGTACTTGTCTCTCTTATCTTGGACCACGCGACTCTTATATTTAGGAGTGCGTAGTTCTTGTGCTACCGGATTTCTTTTTTTATCCTTGGTCATGATCTGCATAGTTTGGGTTATGATAGTCACGCCATATGTCAGCGTTTGCCTCTCCGTGTTTAGATATAAACTCTAAATACTCCATTTCCTCTGCGTCCTCTTGCATGGTAATGATCCAATCTGTAAATTTTATACTCATATCTTTCTCCTAGTTATTATGATCGTGTAAAGCATTTACACCTAAGTTTCGTAGAC